TGTACCCCAATCAAACCCATAACTTGAAGCCCGACCGTTTGATGTAGATGGTCGGGTTTCTCCTACATACGTTGTTTGTGTAGGATTTGATATATTGTTAGTAGTTGATGCGTCAACTGCATTAATATAACCATCATCTGGTCCTATCATATCCCTAATAGCATTTGTAAGAGTTGCCCCATTATTAGTAACTGGTTTTGCTAATGATAACGCAATTGCTCCCACTGCCTTATTAATCTTATCAGTAATTGGCTTTGCTGGTGTTGTAATCGTGTCAACTGATCCATCTTCATTAGGCATAATAAACGTTTTAGGTTTTGCTGCTTCCTTAGCTATATCTGTTCTTTTATCCTGAGCAGCTTTGATTTCTTCACTGCTAGAGGCACTAAAGTCTCCTCCGTCATCTGACATACCAAAATTAACTGCATCAAGATCTTCTTTTCTTATTGGTTTTTTGTCTCTATTTTTAAAATACTTCAGTCTTTCGGCGGTAAGATCTTCATATTGCTTTTTGAGCGCATCAAATCTAGCTTTGTCACGTTTTGACTCAGGAGTATTGCCAACAAACAATTTACTGTTTATTTGTTTTCCATATGTGCCTACAAGTTGGGCCATTTGCGTTTCACTGTCTGTGATCTTTGCGGCTGCTTCAGGATTAATTGTGCTATACTCTTTAGCCATATCGTTGGTAACAAATGTGCCAATACCCAAACTATTAAGCATTGATTTGCCGGCATCTGCAAGAGCGTCTCTTGCGGCCGCTAATTTCTTTCCCAGCCAATCTTTAATTTTGTCCACTATTTCCTGTAACATTTTGGACACTTTTTCATATCCAGCATCAACTGTTTTCTTGAATTCAGGGTCAGTGTTATATTTGTAGATAAGACCACCGACGGCTAATGCTCCTGCTGCAATTAAACCAGCGGGTCCTAAAAGCATTGGCATAATTTTAGGTAATATTTTCGGCAGCAATAATGTTGCAGCCGATAAAGCCGTGGCTGTAAAAAGAGCTCCAGTTTCAGCACTTTCAGCTGAAAGACCAAACTGTTTTTGAATTATTTCTGCGTACTTATCTCTAGCCTTTTCACTGAAAATAGCACCAATCGCCGCTCCTAATAATCCACCTTTGACTCCACCAAAAAGAAATCCTACTGCACCGCCCATAGTACCCCATTCAGCGACGCTACCAAGCAATTGACTACCAGTAAGTTTTGTAACGAATTCGCCGATTTCATCAGCGAGTATTACTCCTATTGCTGCTGGTAATCCAGTGGTAAGTAGCGCTCTAAAGACGGCACTTGCAAGTGGCAATAGATCCATAATGCCACCTCTGCTATTTAGAAAATCTGTAAGGCCTCCACCTTTTGATTTAGTATTGTTATTAACACTTGTAGCAGACCTCTTAGCTTCGGCCTCTGCTTCCAAATCTTCTCTTTCATTATCCTTTATCATGTCAAAGAAATCATTAAAGGAATTTGCTAATGAGTCTACACGATGACTTGTATAGGTTTGTTTGGCACCTAACACCTGAGTTTGTTTTGCTAAAGTTTCATTAATATCGGCTAATGTTGTCATTTTCTTTATCCGTTATTTCTAGCTAATTCTTTTTCCTTTAAGTCATCAAGCAATAGAGCCAAATAAACTTCTCTCTCCCATGGCATCATGTCATCAATTTCAGTTAACGAATAATGAAAATTTTGTAATAGCTGAAAATTAGTTCTATAGTAATTTTCCAACGACTCATGAGAGAGGTTTATGAAAAAAAATCTTGTAGACCCTCCAAGGTGTGTTTGTTTAATTCATTACATTCATTACAATTAAATTCAATGGTGATATGAATCTTAGGAATATTTTCAATAAATTCTCTAATCTTAGAAAACTGTTCTGTTGATAATGAGTTTATAAATCTTTCTATTTCTTCTCTTGGTTCATCTTTTATTACAATATTCTCTTCTTCTGTCATAACTGATTCAATGCAAAGAGTAACCATTTCAAAGAGAGATTCTGTGGAAATTTCTCCTGCCATAATTTTTTCGTTAGTAGTAAAATCATAATACGTAGGATATCTCATTTTAACACTAATTGATTCTGTGATAGAAATAATTTCCTCAGCAGTTTCTTCTTTTAATTTTACATTTTCTAAATTAATTGTCACATCATTAGGAGTTTCACATACTCCACATTTTGCAATAACTGTGGTCTTTTCTCCTACGGATTTAGATCTAATCTGAGTAAAAATATATTCAGTGTCAAATGTGGATAGTTTTGAAACGTCTATATTATCACTGACACAGCCAGAAATACAATTAAGAATAGCATTAATGATTTGCCTTTGATCTTGAGACTCATATGCAATCAATAGTACCTTTTGTTCTTTAACTAAAAATGGTCTGTATTTAACAGTTTGTTTAGTAGACGGAATAATTAATTCATATTGTGGGGATTCATTCAATCTTGGTAGTGCCATTATGCAGTTCTCCAAACGTCCTTTGCATTCACCCGAATAAACGGTTTATTTGTTTCATTACTATTTGGATTCTTAATAGTCAGCATTACGTTTTTGCCCTTTTTGAATGCTTCAACTTTAGCAAGTAATTGCGCCGTACTACCAACCCATTCTCTACGAGCCTCTTTAGTCCATCGTGGGTCTTGTGATTTACGTTGACCCTTTGAAACCTGATGCGCTCTTTGTCTTTTCTTTGCCATTTTTTATTTCACCTTATCCTAAAAGATTAGATAGTCCACCACTGAAACCACCTGCCACTGAAAGGAACCCTTGACTGTCATTAATTGGTTCCCACTTTGTATATGATAACTGTACAGTTAATTGTACAAGTCCATCTAAATCGTTATTTAATTCAATTGCACTAATAGTTGTTGGAAATGCATCAACTAATCTACATGAATAAACTGTACCTTGTCCTATACCAATATTAACACTAATAGGACCAAGATCAACTCCTCTATTTAAAATAGGTTTACGCAATTGATGAATCTTAATGTCTCTTGCATAATTATTTTTATAGTATGCTACTCCCTGATCATCCGCAATAGTTGAATCATACCATGAGTCAAAATACTTTTTTACACCGTAGTCATTGAGCATATAAAAAGACATACTCACATCTTCATTGCCATAACCATATGCTATCTTTTGATATTCCATTCCAATTCTACGGTCAGCTGTAAATACCTGTCTACCAGGTAATGTAGCAGAAGCACAGAGTAAATTAAATTCATTGCCATTAAGGAACCTAAATATCTGACCAAGAAATCCACCAGATCTACCAAAGTCTGATGGCAATTCAACCATAAACTGATTTGCCATTGCAAATCCCATTTTAGTTGATACAAGTGATTTTAATTCATCAATTGAAGCCATTAAATTGCTCTCCTCGAGGCAGTATATACGGTTGATGCGCCAGCCTTTTCCCAACTCGCAGTTGGTAAAAACGTAGCAATTTCCCATTCAGGTGCTGCAACACGTGCTAATCTAGATTTAACATGCTGAGTTAAATAATGTTTAAAACATGGCTTAAAGTATCTCATTTTACTTGATGACATTAACATTTTATATGACATATTAAACCGAGTTGATTCATCATATTTTTTATTATTAGTAATTTCAAGTAGAGCATCTAATAATTTGGCTCTTAATACTGGTGGTAAATAATGTAGGTTTAAACCATAAAATCCCTTTTCTGCGGGTCCTACGATGATAGCCAATGGAAATCTATCGTAGAAGGGCAGAGTGTCCTTTGTCTTTGGATCATAAAAAAACATATTCATAGAACCAATTAAAGGCTGTTGTCTATTTACTAACTTCAATTGCTCGTCCTGCAAAAGGTCAGAACGATTGGGTCGGCGCATTTGCTGTGCCTTTTTACGAAACCAATCCTGTGCTTCTTTAGTACGTGGATTAATACCAGCACGAAATGCTTCATATTCTAATGTCGCGAATAGATTACTCATAAGACTATTTATATCATTTTTTAGGCTTTTTACGATAAGGCTTCATAGGAGTCAAAGGTTTTAATTTTCCCTTTTGTTCTTTCATAATGCCCATTGATTTTAAAGTATTCTCTGTCCATATTTGAAAATCCCATCCTCTATCTTTTGCAAAGCTATTTGCGGCTTCCCACTTATTCATATTCTTTACATAAGTTAGTGCTTCTCCTATATACCTTTTACTCTTATTAGGATTTTTAGGTGGAGTAGTTTCTTTGTCTGGCTTTATTTCAACTAAAATTGTTTTTCCATTATGAAATGTTATTTTTAAGTCTACAAAATAGCGGTGATATCTTTTATCAATATCCCAGTAATATGGTATTACAATTTCTTCTGAACTCCAATATTTTACGGTATCTTCTTTCTCACACCAGGCAAAACACATTCTTTCCCAAGATGATCTGTATGTTACTTTATCCGGATCCCCTTGGTACTTATGTATTTTCTTTATTTTATACTTACCCGAATGTGCCATTTTTCTATATAAATACTGTTGTAATAGTTTTATTTATAGGAAGATATTATGGCAAGACAGGATTTTCAAGGAGCCGGAAGTTTAAGGCAGCCGTTTAACAAAGATCAATTAGATACGAGTGGCGGCGGAACTCCATTAACTTCAAGTCCAAATTATAATGGACTAGAGACAAATGGAACAAATAGTACTACCTCATTTGCTCCAGCTAAAGCATCTGTTTTAAAATTTCCAACTAACAGACAAGATGCATATCCTGCTTCTATGATTTTTGAACCGTATAAAGTTGATGCATATAAAATTGACGGTGATGCTGCTGCTAATATTTTTGATGTTCCTCTATTAGAAAGATTTTTTGGAAAGAAAGTAAGTCCTTCAACAACATTTGCCGATATTGAGGATGATGAAGCCGAAGCTGCTGCTGAAGCCACTGCAGCTGCTGAAGCCGCTGCCACTGCAGCAACACAACAAAAAGTTAATGACGCTCAGGCTATTATGGGAAATAAGCTTACAGATTTACGAGCATATAGGGATGATAAAGCGTCTGCGATTGCACTTTTTCTTCCTGCTTCTTTAGTATATAATGATAACGTTGCATATTCAGATGTTAACCTTGGCTCTAAGGGATTGACAGCCATTGGTGGAATGAATGCTGGTAAAAGTATTACTGGATCTTTAGCAAAAGGAGTAGCCGAAGGTGTAGAAAATATTTTTAATTTATTGAGTGGACAATTGTCTGGTCAAGCAGCCCAGTTAGCGGCGGCAAGAGCGGCTCAATTTATACCTGGAGAAGGATTAAAGGGCGCTGCTAGTATTGGTCTACAAACGGGATTAAATCCTGGCACAAGAATCTTATTTGAAAAACCTAATATCAGACAATTTACCTTTCAGTTTAAACTGATTCCTACATCAGAGCAAGAAGCAAACACAATTCAACAGATTATTAAAGAATTTAGATATCAAATGTACCCAAGGGAAATTGATATTAAGAATATTCCAATTGGATATGAGTTTCCTAATACATACAGAATCAGTTTTAAATTCGCTGGCGGCACATTAAAAATTCCTAAGATTCAATTTTGTTATTTAAGAGATGTTCAAGTCACATATAATGGTGGCACTGGTGGAGTATTTTTCTATGATGGTCAACCAACAGAAGTTGATCTAACTCTTATATTCAGTGAATACCGTCCATTAAGTAAGAGAGATATCGAGGCAGGTTTCTAATGAGATATTTTGAAAATTTTAAAAGAACTAGTTATGCATTTGGAGATGAATTTGAAAAAGAAGGTGGCACTCAGCTACAATTAAATTTTGTACAGGATTTGTCTCAATATGCTGATGTTGTAGATCAGGTAAGAGAAGCCGTTCACTTTTATGAGCCATATACTATTATTGAAAATGAAAGACCTGATCAAGTATCACAAAAATTTTACAACTCTCCAATATATCATTGGACATTTTTTATGATGAATGATCATTTGAGACAGCAGGGTTGGCCACTTACTCATAAACAATTAGATGAAGTTGTAAAGAGAGATTTTCCTAATCAATATATTTACACTCAAACTGATTTGTCAAGTGTTTTTTTGGTAGGAGATTACGTCTTTGGTTCTGTATCTGGTGCAGAAGGTAGAATTCTACGTAGATATTTAGATTTAGGATTAATTATTGTAGAAACAACTGATCAGTTTGTGGCAGGAGAAGCTGTTAACGTTAGATCAACTGTTCCTAATACGGCTACTATTGTTATTAATTCTACTGGTTATGAATATAATGCCCCACATCATTATGAAAACGCAGCAGGTGAATACGTTGATGTTGATCCGACTATTGCGGTACCGGCAATATATAATGAAGTAACA